AGCGGATGGCTATGTACGCCAGTCAGAAAGTCATGAGACAATCTGAGTCTTTTCTGGCTGGAGTATATATCCACGCCGCCCCCCATTCAAGATGAGGCAATTTGAAAAACGCGGGAGCAAAAGCTGGTGAACCTTAGCCAATGTGGTTCACCCCCGCTATGGGTTCTAGCCACCATGGAGTAAACTCCATGAAATTTGATACCAGAGATGGAAGGGGTCTCCTCTAACCGCTAGTCCTTTCAGCTTTGCTTCGGGCCTCCCATCTCATGCTCCAAGGAGCAGGCCGCTCAATCTCGAGAGGAGCGAATAACTCTCTTCCCTACGGAAATGACTGGCTCAATTATTTACAAATGCGGAAGGGTAGGGTCGTCACACCCATTGAGCTAATCCCAGAGTTGCCCTCACTCGCATTTTTTCCATTAGTTGTTTTCTATGTACATTTTAGGTGTTGCTGGATCTAGTACAGGCAGAAGTCCTGGTGGCCAACATGATATCTTCCAATACAATCCATGTAGTTAGAAAATTTCTCAGGCCCAAACAAATTCCTCACTTTCATAACAGCCCCAGGCACTAGTGTTGCCCATGTTGATCGTTTTGATGTTCCAATCAGACTACCACAGTTTATGTCTTCTCTCCGTGGCAGATATGGGATTGCATTCCATTCTCTAACTGGTTGTTTATTTTTCATCCATGGATTCTCTTCAATCCAGATCCTATTCCAAACTGACAACATGTCATCAACTGTCATCCAATCTTTAGTGGCATGAAGAGACCAGGTCGTTCGTCCTGTTGGAACCCAGTTGGCTGGAACTGCTGAACAAATTGCCATTCCCAAAATTCTGAGATCTCTCCTGTGGAAGTAAAGAAGCAGCCACATTTGTGCATATGCCTTAGCTAAACAAGCAGTCCCAGAAATCCCTGTTGAACCACCCTGGTTGACGCTGGCACGCCCCACAAGCTCAACTTCATGTCTGCAAGGAACAACCAAGGTTCTCCCATCTCTCATAACAAGCTTGTGAAAGTGGTTGGAACAGAACTCTACTTCCTCCCAGTTGCAATGACCTGCTGAAGGTTTCCACAGGTCAATGTCCTTCCTAATTTTTTGCATCTCATTCAACCAAACCAAACTCTTACCAAACCTCTCATCAATTGCGTTCACAACACAGTCATCACCACTGACCATCAGCCGTTGGAGACGGTCCCTACCATGTTTCTCAAGCCATTTGAGCATGCCATTATCATGAAATTCTTCATCAAGAACTCCTTCACTTTCAGCCATTCTGATGAGTTGAACTTTGATGTTTGTTAAGGTATTTAAAGCATAAGTCACAACTTGTCCAGAGCCACGTTGATCTGTTCTAGAGATCACATCCAGAACTGTCCCTCCATTTTTTCCTGGCCTTGGACATAGTGCTACCTTGTTTTTGTAAGCAAAATTGAACAGTGTTTCAGCAAGTTTTTTATGTTCTCCCTCCATCAATTCAGTTAGTGTGTATTCATCTTCTAGATCAGCCATTGTGATTCTAGTATCCCAACCTGCTGTATCATCAGCATAGAGTATGCCTGCTTTTTCGGCCATTTTTTCAAGATGGTAACCCAAGTAGAAAAGGGGAATTCCTTCCACTCCACCCCCACAAAGTTCTCTGGAGGCCCAGTGTTCTTCGTTCAAAAAGCCAAAGCTTTCAAATTCTAGAAAGCGACTTCCCAACCACATGTACCAGATAGTCCTACTTCCTTTTGCTACTCCAAAGTCTCCTGGTTTCTTTTCTCTCTTGCCCATGAGGTTGTAGACACACATTTCACAGTCACCAGTGAGATGTAACTGTCTTTCTTTGTCTACCATATTCCAGAATCTTTCATCATGAACAGCCTCAACAGCACTTCCCCACTCAGGTATGTCCTTGCTCCAAGCCCCAATGGCAGCATGGCTTTCAACTTTTTTGATGAATTCTTCCCTAGTGCATTTTCTAACCTTCCCTCCATTTTTTAGGATGACATGAACTAGCCAGTTAAAGACCACACGCATGACTTTTTTCACTTCCACTCTTGGTTCAGGAGCCTTAGTGTCGACCTTTTCCTTGAAGACTCTCTGTTGTCCAAAGGCCGTGGTATCCGTCATGCTCATTGACACCACACTCTCTAGAGCTTGCCAAGGCCATGACAGCAATTTCACAACTAGATTTGGAGCTGAACATTTAGTTCCAACATCTCTAATGTGGTAGCTACCATGATACTCCCATGTCCTATATGGGTGATTTGTATCCTCCATCCAGAAGTTCTTGTTTTCACTTTTGATTTTGTCAATTCTTCTCTGGATGATTTTTCTGTCAGCCTTCACTAGATTAGTAAGATTGGAGCGCGTGCCCAATGGAAATCTGATGTCTTCAATCACTCTGCTACCTCCCTTTGCACTCATTCGCTGTAGAAGCTTACGACTGACAGCATTTACTGTTCCCACAACATTGTTGGTGATTCCAGAAACAAAATACATTTCATGAGTGGAATTTCTAGATAATGGAACCCTGACAAGACCTCCACCAAACCTAGTCTGAAAGCTGTGTAGGCGCTCCAACACATTCCCAGTGTAGGGGGTCAAAACTTTGAAGCAAAAATTGGCCTGAGGATTGACCTTCAACCACCTTTCCATAAGATCTATGACCCTGATGGTTCTCTGCGCTTCCACTGCATAGCTTGGGTTTGACTCCCCTATGTCACAAAGTATGGTGTCACATGAGTAGGGGTTCAAGGAAAAAACATCTGTCTTGGCCTTGAACGTAATCAAATTCCATCCCAGGGTCTCCACTAGTCGTGGTTTCTCATGTCCACCATAACCTAGAGTGTAAGCATCCACCTTCCTCACAGGATTCTGGGCAGCAGAGTAATAACTCCAACCTCCTCGACCACACCCAAGATCCACCACACATCCTTCAAGACGAACTAGAGATCTTTCATGCATCCAGGCTAATTTAGAAGTCCCTCTGGACACAGCGTGTCCGGTATTTGTTTTTCCTCTCCCTAGCTGGTACACGGCTTCCCCCCTATCTACCTCAGTAATTAATCTTGTTCTGTATTCCAAAAAATCTGATTTTGTCATTTTGTTTAGCTTAAGTTTCCAATCCTCACCCAAGGTTAGATGGCTTAGTGACAAGCCCCTTCTCCCTGGTGATAAATGTTTCCACACTCTATAACCAATTGGGACCAGACCAAGAAATTCATTTCTCAACAATGCACTCAGCCCACTAGCCACTGGTAGTGTCCAGAATGTTTCTGCTTTTGGATCCAAATAATTTTTTGCCACAACTGAGATTATCATCAGGGCTTCAAGAACCGTCCATGGTTTCCTGCACATCACAATGTTTAGGAGGGCCAAACAACCGGCGACACCTAAGGAAAAATTTCTTTCGTTGGTTTCTGTTTCTGCTCTGACTTCATCAAGTTGATAAATTACCTCACCATCAACCATGTTGTTCTTTGACAAAGATTGGGTTACTATTTTATGAGCCTTGGCACTCTCAGCAGCTTCGTGCAAAGGAAAGAACCAAAACCAGTGTATGAAAGCAAAGGTTAAACCTCCCAATAGATTGAAACAGGTCATTCCCTTCAAGGTTGTTGCCAGAAGAGTGAGGTCACCCATCCTGAGATTCATCCAAGCTCCACCGGTCGGGAGTCTTTCCATTGCACTCTCCTTTCCTGCGACCACTCCCGACACTATCTTCTTAGTGAACATTTTTAGATTATGGAGCGCTTGTGGCCGAGCAACCGTCACCAGTGCAACATAGGTTCCCCACACATTCATTGGTCTAATATCAAGCTGAAGGAGATCCTGGATGATTCCTCCAGTATTCACACTAGGACTAGTTTGAGGCTGGCCAAACAAATCTTTCTTTGTGTTTTCAAGCCATCTCATCTCATTGGCAAACACAAGTAAGCCAAATGTCACAATAGCCAAAACCAGTGTAGCCAATGTGGTGTCTATTTGGGTCCTCTGCATTCCCTGCTCTGGTATTAAGCACACAAGCAAAATAAATGATATCAAAACCAGTGCTGCAACCAGACTCAAAGGAGCTCCTCCAATCCAAGCCATGATTCCTGACATCACTATGACACAAAACCCAATGCACATTCTATCCACCTTTGTTCTAGTCACCAGCCAAACAATCAGAGCCAACATGCCCACACACATTAGAAATCCCTGCAATACACACAGTATGGCTTCAGGTAGTTCCCTCTCGGCCATCTTAAATGCTCTACTAGATGGATCAGAAGTGGAGTAGATGTAAATGGTGTCAAAGGCTGACAAGAACCTACTATAAAGCAGTCCTGGGATGGCTGTTAAAACACTACTTCTCCTCTTCTCAGCATATTCTATGAACCCAGCCAAATCTTTCCTTTCTCTGGTTAGTCTGGTGTCCAGCCACACGGGAGCCAACTTATGCTCTTTTCCACCAGGGGATTTGTACACAATTGGATCATCATTTTCATCAGTTACCAAGTTTTCCTTAGGTCCCAAATTGACCCAATCTCTATCTTCAATCCCCTTCGTGCCAGAAGCAACATTCCAAGCTAGCCATGGAGTAAAGTCACACTGGGTTATTAGATGTCTAAAAACCTTCCTTTTCTCCTCACTCAGGCGAAAGAACCCAGGAGTTTCAGGCATTTTTTCTTGTTCTGGTCCATAGAAAGTGCAAATCATGGACTGCTTCACACTCATATTATCAAGGAGCATTTGTCCTTCCTTCCAACACACAAGTTCAGAGTCATCAGGTTCGACCTCTCCCTGATAAATGTATTGTGCCATCTTTCCCGGAGTTCTCCCCACTCTTCCTCTTCGCTGAGCGGCTGATGCTGGTGTGATTTGGATTTCTCCACTAATTTCCACTGTATTCCCTTTTTCAATTGGCTTCAAAGTAGTTCGGGGATCAATCACTCTTTCAACATCAAAATTGGCACCCATTTCAGAAATGTCTGTTGTCAAAATAAAATCAGGCTTTTCAGTTTTCAATTTTGGATACACATCATGAAAGGTTTTACTTGTCAAGATAGCAACTTTCTTCCCATGCTCCCTTAAGGTTTTCGCAATCCCTTGCGCAGCATTCTGGGAGGGAACAAACCAGGCGGTCCTTCCTTCAAATTCAGTTATCCATTCATGGCCTTGCTTCCATGGTCCCTCAGGTATCACTTTGACAACATCTTCAATTTTTTCATTTGAGTTAGCCCAGGGATCTTGGACCCCCGGTGGAGTTGCAGTCATTAAAACAACAGCACATTTTTTGTTTTCACTCATGGTTGTAATAAATCCCCTAGCCGCTATGCTGGATGGGTCCGTCCAATGTGCTTCATCCATGATGATAAGTTCATAGTTCTTTTGAGGCATATGGATTAATTTGCGGTTAACAAATGTGGCATGACACATCACATCAATCAGACTTCCAGGTGTTTTACTTGACACAGCTGATGAATGAAAACTCACATCCATTCCCCGTAGAGCATTTTCCATTTCTTTAATGACTACCCTAGTAGGAGCCAGCACTAACGTCCGCATTCGACGCTCAGAGGCTCTCCTTACCAGAGATGGAAGAATCTTGTGAGTTTTTCCACTTCCTGGATGCGCGTCAATCACAGTTATTTTCCCCTTTGCCAACCACTCATCTCCTTCCACAGCCTTCACTGTCTCTTCTTTGACCACTTCCTTAGCCTGGGCTATTGAACTGCAGTACACGTCTCCATGGATTATCCCATTCCCATAGAGGCCAACCACATGTCCTGATGATGTTATTATTGGTGAGCCCGAAGTGCCAGGTGGGAAATCCAATGGGATCAAGCCAAGTTCTTCTCCTTTTTCAGTTTTCATGCTGCCTGGCAACAGTTGTGTGACAACAGTTTCATTGGAAGGAGTAAAGGCATGTAACTGTACTTCTTCTCCCTTCCATTTCTTTTCTAGCTTCCAGCCTCCATTGTAAGAAATGAGATCTTCAGTTATGTTTGCCCATTCTGGCGAGAGTTTTCTGTCACCAATCCTTAAAGTGGCACCCCTTGTGACATGCCACATAGTGTGGAATGAGCCTTCTGACCAAACTCCCACTCCAACCTGCTTCTTTCCAAAGAGTGAACTAACCTTGATTCTATACACCCCATCTGTAATTCTTTGGTTAGACTCGGGTTCTCCTTCCCCAAGTCCCAACAAGTATAGACTTCTTCTTTTTCCATCTAATCCAGACTTTATCGCTAGAGCCACAATGGTTAACGGAATTCCAATCCAGTGCATAGCGGTCACCACCATCCCACAGCCAACGATTCCCATTTCCCAAAGTGAGTCTTTTTCTTTTGACATGTTTATTAATCTGCCATCAGCCATTCTCTTCACTTCAAGACTTATAGAACCAACAGACTTAGGACAGTCCTTTTTCCACTCGTGGTACCCAGCCCACTCTGCTACCATCTCTCCAGAACTAACCTGAAAAAGAAAGAAAAGAAGGACCAATGCCATAACTCCAATTATCCAAGGATCTGTATTGATGCCATTTCTACAGACTGCTGCTCCTAGAGCCATGACAACCCCAAGAATTGACATGTAGTCGGTGGCTCTCTTTGATGGTTGTCCTCTCATAAAATAGCTGACCACAAGTGGAAAATATGGCAATTCCATCAGGCGTGTTGCCCCAGCAATTGTCACTTTAGTTTTTTGCAACCAATCACTCTCAGCAAACTTCCTTCCTACTAACATTAGTAGCATGGTACCAAACATTCCAACAGCCAGTCTGATTGTCGCATTCTGAATTTTGGTGAGTGATAGCATCAAGACGACATAGAGATAACTCTGTCGTGTTGAGTGGGAGGCTGAGTAAGCATACACAAGCAAGCCCAGTGCATCCATAAATCTCCAAAAGGCTTCATATGGAGTTGTTAACTCTTGAATTGTCCACATGCAAGCAACCATGCCGACAATCCGTTCAAACCTCCAGGTTTTGCACAGGGCGAACCCTACAGCAAACCCAGGTCTCAACTGAAAAATAGCTTGCATGGCCACAATCCACAGCATGGGCTCAGATGTTTGCCAGACAAATGTGTAACCAACAGCCAACAAGTAATGCAACAATTCAGTTACATCGATGATATGTAACCACATCATGATGGAGATTGTGACAATCAAGGAAGGTCCCCAATTCCCTTTTTCAATCTTTGTTAGAATGCCTAGGTAGTAAAGAACCAGAATGGAAAACACACCCCAGCATCGGGCATCCAGGGGAGACATTTCATTCTGTGCTGACACTAGACCCACATGAGCTTTAACAGGTCTAATTTCCATTGCATACCAGCAACCATCAGGATTTGTAAATTTCAAAGGAGGGAGCTTACATTCACGGCAGCACCAGTGTGGTATGGTTGTTCCTCCTTGGGTTTTTGACCTCGTACAAGGTCCCCTTTCTTCACAGTCTTCGGATATCTCAACTTCAGTCCCTTCACAATAACCTCTTTCCACTGTCACAGGACCTTGATTCCAGGGACACTTGTTTTGTTCTGAATAGCCTTCAACCATATTCAAGATAGAAGCTGGACCTCCCATTTCTTTTGGCAATATCAATTTGGAGTCCAAAACCATTCTGTTTCCAAGAGTGTGTGTAATTGGCCAGAGACATTCAACTGTGTGGGTGAGAGTCAACTTTTGTAGTTGCACAGTTCCATTCACTTCATAGCTCTCCATCCACATCCAAGGAGAGCCATGCACAATCATTCTGTCTTTTGCTGCTGAACCTATCAAACCTAGGTCACAGGTTAAGGATGGTTGATTCCTAATGTCAATAAAAGCTCTTGTATGAACCAGGCCCACGCCAAACTCAGCCACTTTAAATGCATTCCAGCTTCGGTTGGATGCTGGGCACTCGTCCAACCCAATGCTTCCAACAAAATAGGTTCCTGTTAAGTCAGTGTTTTTGTTCATGAAATGGTGTATTCCAGGCATTGATTTCATCCAGTTTGTCCAAGTGAGGCCTGTCCTTCCTTGCCTCCTTTCCCAACCCACATTAATGGTTTTTGGAAAATGTTTCATCTCTTCTGCTACCTTGATGTTCCACCCTATTTTCTGGTCTTCCAAGTAAAGGTTCAATTCCTTTTCTAGAGACTGCCACATTCGCAACTCTATCAGGTTTGAAGGTTGATACCCACAGTGTTTTTCACCGTCTTGAACCAAACTTGCCAGGAATGTTTCTGGGTCCTCAGGATAATACTTGTAACCATGCTTGAAGTCATTGATTTCATTCCAAATCATCAAGCCATCACCACATTTCATCTCTTTCCTTGAGATGTCTAAAACACAGCCTTGATCTCCCATTACTCCAGTTGTGAACGCTAGGAGACCAAACCCCAGCACTCCCAGAACCAAACTCAAAGTCATGTTTCTTGAGTTCATAGCAAACCAGATACACACTATGGAAATGATCATTTTTCCCATGAAACCAACATCTCCAAAGAGCATGGCAAGTGGTGCTCTGATCATTCTCATCAGACTAAATGAAGTCACTGTATCCGTTGACTGCCAATAGGACCCAGCTGTCATCAATGTTTGCTCAAAAGCTCTTGAGGCTCTAGCCATAGCTTTTCCTATTGAACTGCCATCCTGTCTCCATTGCTGTTTTGCTGCACCAACCTTAATAGTGGAAAAACCCAGTGGAACCTCCAGTTCTAAGAACACTGATGACCCTTGTGCTGTGATGATTGGATTTGATGTAATCAAACTTCCTGCATTACCTCCGTTCTGTCCATCTTTTTCCACGATAACAGATACCTTGCACGGAACATCAGTTCCTTGGTAGGTGACTTCCATTGCAACTGTACCATGATGGGTAGCCGTAGGGCGCCGCTTCCAAACGAATGAGTCACCACAATAAGGGTAAGTTGTTCCCTTTAGCTTCAGGTTCACTAGGCTAACTCGGCAATCAACATGCCCTCCAGGGAGGTAATAACTGTTACCGGATTTTGCAATTTCTTCAGCCTTTACCAAAGATTTAAGAAGTGAGGCTCTCTGATCACCATAAGCTTGCACAACCATCTTTACCGCATGAGGTTCTTTGAAGGCTATGAGTTTTCCCAAATCATGCCAGTGTCCATCAGGTATTCTCCAAGGAAGAGGCAGATCTAATAGCCAATCTTCATGGACATTGAAATAATGGTTGTCAATCTCAAGAATTCTCACACTGCCAAGATTGCTTCCTGAAACAACTCGGCAAGTAAATTCCAATCTTCCATAATCTTCCAGTTCCATGCTGTGCTTTTCAGCCTCAGAAGAGAATGTAGCACTCACGACACTGGCTGAGACATTTCCTGAAATCAATTCACCCTTATGGACTTCAGTGGAAATCACATATTTCACTTTGGGAATGTCATATGAATAACTCTTGGCTATTCCTGAGCTCTTGCATGTTGTTTTCACACAGCCCACGATACTTCCTTTGCCAAACAAGCCACAGCCATTACCCCATCCCCTATCACTGAAACCTCTCTTGCACACGTAATCTTCTGTGTGTTCTTCACTCAGGTACGCCTCACCTAACGTTGGACAGCGAGTTGCAATTTTCAATCCTGAAATGTCAACTCTCATGCAGTATTCCCTTCCAGCAATCGGAGATTCATGAGTGATTCTGTCAAGCCAGATGTCAACTGTTGGTCTGTCATCAGCCACTATGGTCACACATGACCCCTTTTCAAGAAGAACGTCAAACCACGTTGTAGAGCCTGATCCTCTTAGGATGTCCCTCTTCTGGATAGAAACACAATTGGTAGCCAAATTTGGGGCAAACATCAAGGCAACTACCAATAAGAGGACTCCTTTCCAGTTGAGTCCAGTGACAGCTATAATAGCCAGGGTAAGAATTGTTGCCTTCCAGGTATTTCTCATCACCCATTCCTCAGTCATGCCCACTCGATCATTAACTGTATTCCATTTCAGCCACAGTGTTGGTTTAGCCACAGTTTCAGAGTGTGGGTGATCTTGGATCACCAGAGACCTTTTTGCACGTTCCACTGTTGGATTGCACGTTGAATACTCAACCAACACATTTGTGACATTCCTACAGTAACAATCAACATCAAACGGCTCTTCAGATGTGGTTAAAGTAACACACTCATACTGTATGGTTTTCTCACACGTTATCCCAATGTCCATAGCGGAGAACATGCAGTAGCCTGTGCTAACTCGAACTGGCCGTCCAACATCACTCCTTTGAGGCTTAATGACTAATGACGTGCCCTGTTGCTCAATCTCCATGGCCACCATCAAAGCCAACATGCTGAAGAGAACCCACACCGTCTTGGCAGACCTTTGTTTCTTTCTACCCAATACTGCATTCAGAAGAGTTTTTAGGATGTTGATCAGCCTTGTTATTCCCTTAGCCAATCTACCTGGGGGCGTCACCTTCCAAAAGGTTTTCAGTCTCTTGTTGACCTTCATTCCCATTGCAATATGAGTGGCAAAGTGCATGATTCCCATAACCAAATCCATTCCATTACTTCTGCCACTTCGACCAGGATTGGTCTTAGAGTTTTTTGCTTTCTTTTTATTCGCGTTTTTCATTTTGCCTTTCGTCATTTGACGAAGAGCGACGTGGTTTCCAGCCGGAAACCAAGGTTTCAACTCGGCAATGTCCAAGACACCAACGCTTCCTACGGAGGATCGTTGTAGCCGGCAAAACCAACT